TTGATTGAGTTTAAATTATTACCTACTACATATCGGTTTGGGTCTTTAATACCCATCATACGCATTTGCGTAAATAATTGATTTTTTAATTCTGGATTAGCGCTTAGTATTTCTGCTGGTATAACGGTTTCGCCTTCGGCGGCGTGTACCATATATGTGTCTCCATATCTACCTAATGATGCTAAACCTGAAGCAACGGATTGAACAGTGGGTTCACCTGAATACTTAGGACTAGACTGCTTCATTATGATACCTCCAAAATACTTAGAAATGCATTAATAACACTTCCTGTTGCACAATTTAATATGAGCGTATCACTTTCCTCTAAAACAAACGGAGCAGTGAGGGACGTTTCTCCAGCGGCAGCCATTGTACTTTTATCTATTATGACTGTTGTAGAAGCAGAGCTATCTCGTATACTTACAATAACATCTACTGTACCACTGTGATTATTATACAAATTTACATTTTTTACAATAGCTTGTGTTGCTGTTGGGCACGTATATATTATGGTATCTGATGTCCCTGATACTACTGTTGCTACATTTTGAAACGAATTTGCCATATTTTAACTCATAAACCAAGAAACTGACCTAGATCCATCTAAGCTTTCTACTTCTTGAGGAAATTCTTTTTTAGTCAAAGCAGTCTCTATATCTCGTAATATTCTTTGAAATGTTATTACATCATACTCATCTGGAGCATCTGCAAAACTTTGTTCTAACAATTTAGCCATTACCTTCTCCCATCTTTTCTAAGATCTAATCGTAAATCTCCAAGTGTCCACGCAACATCTTCGGTATTACTTTCTATTCGAACTACTGCCTGTCTTGTTCTAGCTCGTAAGAAAGATTGGTCAGTGCTAGAAGTAACAGTGTTGGTAGAGTTTGTTGTTAAACTTTGACCAGGAAAGTTTCTAGTTTTAATAATATATTGTACAGATGCATCAGAACTATTTAACGATACGTCTGGTATCAATCTGTTTAAAAACATAAATTCATTGCCATCACCTAAATCAAAATCTGCTGATTCTATAAAACTTGTCATAGGAGTTCCGTCATCATTCTGACCTGTTTCGTGCGTATAAACAAATTGTGTTCCACTCACAGAACCTGTAGCTCTTGGATTATCGTGTATACCATAATCAACCCAAGCAGTTCTTATTAAACTTCCAATATCCCAAGTATTTTCTGTGTAGTTATATTTTACATAACGATCTATTTCTGTTGAGTCACCAGATACATAAAACCAAAATACTTCATCAAACATTCTATTTGATGCGGCAAAAAATTTAAAACTTTGTTGTAAATTAATATCATCAAAAACATGACGTAATACTGTACAAGGTATAACTTGTAGTTTACCAGTGTATGCATAAAAATTTTCTCTGTCCATCCAGAACACTCTATCTCCTACAGTTGTAATAGCGTTTGGCCCTACAATAGAAACATTACCTGCAAGTAATGTAAAACTAAAAGTAAATGGTGGCCCTACAAAACGCATAGCGTGTAAGTTAGCATCTGTTAATATTAGTATTTCTTGTCTGGTTTTTCTTGCCGTAATAATTTCTGAACCAGAAGATATTCTTTGACCACCTGCGGTATTAGTAGCAGTAGGTGTCCAATCAAAAGGGTCTTCTTGATCTGACCAACGAACTTGTAATAAGTCTTGCTCTGTTTCTCCTCGAGGGTTAGACGCTAAAGCTATAACGTGTCTGTCAGAAGGAGATACCATAATCTTTCTTACAATAGTAGGACAATCAGAAGCACCTGTTTGTGAGGCTAAACTAGAACCCCTTGTAGAAGTACCAAGTGTTTTATCCCAGTAATACGGTGTACCATCAAACACGTTAAATATTAAATCTTCACCCCAGTTATCTTGAGACCACAAACGTATGTTTTGTCCAGTAGACGCAGTAGTTAAAGAACTCTCACCCCATCCAATAAAATCATTTGCTTCTTTAACAGATACACCAGTGCTATGTGCTACAGCAGTTGTACCTCTTGCTCCTCTAGCAACTCCTGCATCAAGCGTATTTGTAGACTTACCTGTGTATAAAATTAATTCATCTTCTATTAATATTAGTCCTACAAAAGTAACGGTATCGGTACTACTGTGTGCTGCTATGGTAGAGCCATCAGAAGCTCTTGTTAAAGAACCAAATGTATTTCCTGTTTTTGTTGCATATCGTATAAACTCACTGTTTATTTTTATAGTGCCTTTAGATGGAAAAGAAGAAGCGTCTGCTACGGTAACACTTGTACTGTACACATCTAAATCAGAACTTAATGTAGTAGATGCAGTTTCAAAATTAGAAGCACTAGTTAAAGGTATAGAAGTAACAGAATTATTAATACCTGTAGACAATGTCGTTGCAGAATAAGTAGAAGTAGTACCACTCCAAAAACCTGCACCCCAACCTGTTCCTGAGATAACAGTTCCAAGACCTGTATTAATTTGATATTGCGCTAGTACAGAAGAACCACCACCTGCGGTAGATCCAGAAGAAGCACTACCTGTTGTGGTTATTACATAAGAGTTTGAATCTATAACTTGTACAATTCGATGTTCTTTATTTATCTGTGCAGTAGTTATTCCATCAACAGCAGTTGCTCCACTGTAAGTAACATAATCATTTACAACGGCACCATGACTTGCGTGTGTAACCGTTAAATTACTTGTTCCTGCACTACCAGAGTAAAATGGATTAGCTCCTAAAGTAACAGTAGATCGAATAGGTGTAATGTCGTTATACCCACCACCTTGTTCTATATAAAATTTTGCTTCGGTTCCTAAACCCATATATTTAGAACCATCTAAAGCTGCCCAGACGTGTAGTGATCTACCAGTCCCCTCATAAGTATTACTACTTAATCGAGACCAACCACCCATTTTTTCAGGACGACCTTTTCTAAATCGTATTAAATTTGAATCAAACCATCCAAATTCATTGGCATAAGATGTAGTTTCTTTATTAACTCCTGCCTTAAAAGGTATTTTTTTTAAAGGCATACCTAATCACTCTTTCTCGGTCTGCCTCTTTTTTTCTTAGGCTTACACTCGCAAAGTTTGCCAAATAATCTTTTTTTAATTTTATCGTATATACGTTTCAACTGTGCTATCACTTGTCCACCTATTCATTCTGTTTACAGTCTTTACTGTGCCATCACTATTCATTTCATCAACATAGAGTGCTTTAAAAGCATCCATATCACTTGCGTTAGTTATAGCAGTAACAATATCATCAGCATCTTTTTGTATTGCTGCAACATACGTTTTTACTGCATCTGGTATAGCTTTTGAACTATCGTAAGTAGCACGTTCTACTAACCAACTAAATTTACTTATTAATTGATGAGCTGTTAAGTTTGTTTCTTCTTTAGCTATTGTTTTTACACCAATATTCATCATTTTAGTTCCCTCAGGATTAAGAATATTATTACCAGCTTCATCTTTAGCTTCACTATCATCAAGAGGTCTATCTGTTAAAGTATATTTTGTTGTTACTTTTTTATCGCTAGAACTAAATGTATATGTAGCTTCAGAAGTTAATTGAAATCTATCATCACCTTTTGTACCACTATCTTCTACAGTATATATTCCTATTGCATTAAGTTCATCCCAACTCCAAGCACCAAAGATAGTTCTCGGATGCCTTACATCATTTATAGTTAAGCTACGAGCAACCTTAATTATCTCTGTAACTTTTCCATCTCCATCTACTAATGCCCACATTTTATAATCTCCTTTTGTTAAAATCCGTTACTATACTTCGCTGGGACATCTCCCCACGCAGCATAAATATAAGTTTTACCACTTGCATCTAAATTTGAATTATTATTTCTATGTTTAAAACCATTTCCTAATATTTGAACATCATAGTTACCACTAAAAGCAGCATTGGTATCTAACCAACCACCAGAAAATGTTGATTTATTAAATTCTTGATGGTGTGTACTAAAATTAGCCCACCCATATGTTGATGATGCTTCACTTGATTTTTTAATTATTAGCCATTTTGGGCGAAAACCCAAATCAATGTATCTGCCGTTTTGAGAACCTGAGCCTTCGTATGAACCAAAGGAACTATACCCAGCAACTGAGTGCCACGCATAACAAACATAATTTGAACTACCATTTGTATTATCATTCGTTCCTAAACCTATTGTAGTGCTAGTTGGTTCAGTATCATTCCAACGATTTGAATTTGTTTCTGCTGTAGCGACATTATTTAAAACTAAATATTTTGTAGCACCTAAATCTGTATGATACACATTCCAACTTTCACCTCTATCTCTATCTTTTACCCAAAAAAACTCTGGCTTCTGTGTTAACCCATGTGCGATTGTAGCATTACTTCCAGTTCCTGTGTATGTAATTACACTAAACCCAGCCTTAGTATTCGCAGATATTCTGGTAGCTGGAATAGTGCCTGCAAGAGCAGAACTTGAATTTGAACCATCTATTTTAACAGAACCAGCTGTGGGTACATTACCAGCACCAGCAGAATTATCTGCCGAAGGTTCTCCTCCACCTTTCCACAACCACATTTGATAGTTTGAACCTGTACTATTTAACCAAGTACCACCAGATATTCCTATAGATGTATCACCTATAGATGTAATATTGCTTTGAGGAAAAGTTGCTTCTGCTATATAATCATCTGTTTTTAAATATTTATTTCCAGTAAAACCTCCTCTGCAAGAATCTATTACATACCAATTCTGAGCAGAATTAGTATGTCTTATAATCATTAAATCTGGTCGAAGAGATGTAGTGATTGTTCTATTACTTAAATTACCAGCATAGCTTGAATTAGAAAATTGTTTGTCTGGATAATCGTCATCTGTAAGATTAGGGTCTATGTCTGCACTAACACTTTTGTTCTTGCTGCAACACGCAAGAAAGTCAGCAGGAACTGAGTAATAAAATTCACCTAAGCCGTTTGAGTCTGTGTTTGTTTGAGCGGTCAAATCTCCAGAAAAAGTACTGTC